ATCATCAGCGATAGCTGCCGCTACAACAGCATCATCAGCAATTTTTGCAGAAGTTACAGCATCATCAGCGATTTTTGCAGTGGTTACTGCTGAGTCTGCAACTTGCGCGGTTCCTATTGAACCACCCAAAGTGTCTAATGAGACTTCATTTAAATTTGTCCCATCTGCGTAAGCTGCATAAATTTTTTGTGCATCAGGAGTAAAGCCTGTTCCTGAAGCAGTTTTGATTGTAAGGTTCGTTGGATTCGTAACACCTGTTACATCAAAAATATAAAATTTTTCAATTGAATCTGGTATTGTGCAAATAGTACCTGACGTTGCTGTGATGGTTGCAAATTTTATTACAAGATTTCTTGCATTTGATAAAGCACCATCTGACATCACTAAAGCAGTCGTACCTCCTGCAGATAATGTTACTTGCTCAAAACCTGCTATCGCTTGTTGTACTAAATTTAAATTTGTATTTGTTTTATCACCCCATGTACCGGCATTCTCACCAGTGACCATAAGTTCTAATTTTAAGTCTGTAGAATATGAACTTGCCATAAATATTTCTCCTTAATATGTTTGTATATTATCGTAATTAAGCCGCCAAATCAACTGTAGTCCAAGTATTATTTACTCCAAGATCAACCTCTTGCCAAGGGGTTAGATTTACTACTCCCACAGATGCTGACATTTGTATGCCCGTTACATCAATGCCTGCAGTACCAGTAACTGTAACTGACCCTATAGAGCCTGATAATTGCTGTCCTGAAACACCAATTATTTGGCCAGGAATCTCAGAATGTTGTCCTAGGGATAATGTTGCTTGAACCCCAGTTGGAGATTCAGTCGTAGTCTGAACTAAGTTGATAGATCCCAATGAAAATGAAGCTGAAATACCAGTTACATCAACTGGTGTTTTTAATCCAGCTACGGTGTTACCCACTGAGCCTGTCAATGATCCAGCACTTGTGACTGTTACATTAGCATCTCCTACAAAACTCAAACTTCCTATAGTAAAATCTAGTTGATCCTCTGAAGCAAAAACTGTTATGTCTTGATCTATTTGAATTGAAAAAGTTCCAAAAGTAGAGCTTAATTGACCTGCACTTGTAACTGAAACTGTTACATCTGTGAAGGCATTAGCAGCAGGGAAATTAATTGTTGAAGTTAATTGTTGTCCAGTTGGTGCAACAGAAAAAGCTTCACCCCAAGATAAGTTACCCCAGGTTCTTCTACCCCAACCAATACCCGTTAGTTCTGATTCGTCAACTGTAGCAGCTCCAATGCTTGAGGTAGCAGATAAGCCAGTAACAGGAACTCCAATTCCTATAACCGCACTACCGGCTGATATTGAGGATGATAAACCAGTTGCCTCAAATAGGAAAGATATTCCTGCTGTTTCAGCACCTAATGATGATGATAAAGATATTCCAGAAACTTGTACGTTTGCATCTCCAGTTTGAGTAACGGATGCAATACTAAATGATGCGCTTATTCCTGTTATTGTTGGTTGAGAACCAGATAGATCACCCCATTCATTTTCGCCCCAAGTGTCTCCACCCCAACCTATTTGAATTTCGTTGTCTACTGTTACACTGCCAATACTATAGGATGCACTTATTCCTGTTGCGGTAAGTCCGACATCACCTTGTGCTGCCCAACTACCAGCTCCCCATTCAAGTGCACCCCATGTATTTGACATTCATTATAATCCTTATGCTAATCTTAAAATAGCTGCAGATGTTGTGAACGCAGGGAACTGAATTGTAAAAGTTCCAGACGTTGCAGTTTTATCACCGCCAAAATCTAATACAGCTACTGCATCAGTAGTTCCTGAACCACCGTCTGTAGTTGTATTGTAGATTAATGCACCTCTCGCCGTAAGAGTTACACCTACAAAAGATAGATCAGCAAAATCAGTAATCGCAACTGAAGATGAAACTTTAACTCCTTGGTTAACTAAAGCTTTTCCGCCAGCAGTGTATCCTGATGGTGATGAAACTTCGTTTGTAGTTGCATAATTTGTTGTTGACTTACCTAAAGTTGCTGAACTTGTAAACATCGCTAATTTGTATGTATCAGACGATGTATCAAAGTCATGTTTAGCTTGTAATAATTGTTTTTTAAAACTATCACAAATTGCATTAGTTGTTATTGCCATAATTGTTCTCCTTAACTTGTTGTGTTTGGAGATGGTGATGGTACTTTTACTCTTGGTACTCCATCATCATACTCCGCACGTCTTCTTCTGCCCATTTGTTGTAGAGCAAAATTCTGTATTTCTTCATCATACTTGCTTTTGTAGAGGTTGTATAGATCCATGGGACCTTTTAAAAACCTAAAAGCTTCAGATAAGACTCCATGTAAAAGCATGGACTCTTGATATGTAGATAAAAAGGTATTGTTAGAAGATGTAAAATTTGGTGGATCTTTTATGTAATTTATTTGAACTGTATCTGCAGCAGCAGGTGTTGGAGCTACTAATATATTAAAATCATCATAATTAGCATAATATTTAGGTGTGCCTTGAGTGCCAGATCCATTAAACTCAGTTATAAAACTTATATCTCTTTTTTCTAAAAATGTTCTTACGCCAGAGGCTACATGTTCAACTGATCTTAATATTAATGTGTCTGAAGGCATCGATACAGCTCTGTTACCAGCTGTAAAAGTTGATGTTGCATACTTTCTCAAATCATCGTAATCAACTTTTCCCGCTACATCTAATTCTACAGATCTTATAAAATCCTGAATTATAGCATCTGTTAATACATTACTATCTACTTCAGTGTAGTTTCTTACTTGAGTTAGAAAATTTGCGTGTGTTATAGCCATTATGTAATACTCACTGTTATTGAACCTAATAAAGCATCTAATTGTCTTCTTCTATTTTGTAAAGACGGATCTTCTGGCTCCATTGAATTTATATTTGTAGATAATGATGGATCACTATGAGTGGCTACAAAAGACTCAGTTCTAAAAGCAAATTGACCAGGTAAAGATAAATTAGCAACTCCAACAACTGTACCACCTGAGTCTGAAATAGTTTGATCAGGAGGTGAATTATTTATAAATTCTTGAGTTGGTTGTTGAAACTTCATTACTCTTGAGTTTTGTAAAGCGATAGCATCTGCAACAGTTCTTCTACGTCTAATCTGTGGATGTTTTGGTTCGAACTCAGATATATGCACTAATGAACCATTCCATTCTTTTACCATCTCTCTATATGGAAATTCCATTCCAGATCTATCTGATATGGCTTTTGAATTTTTTCCTGTTGCAAATTTAGCCATAATTAAACACTCGTTGGGTAAAATGATTGTGGCGTTATAAATGTAGATGTTCTTTGGCCATCTTCATCTAACGCTCTTTTTAATTCATCTTCGTATATTAATTTATTTTGTTGCACTAATTGTGGTGCCACTTTCATCGCTAAGTAATAGGCCAGTCCAGCACACATACAAGGTAAAAATCTGTAAGCTACGTCTGCTTGATTTGTGTATATACCCGCATCCTCAATTCTTTTAATAACATAATACTTTAGGTGAGTATATGTATTAAGATCTGGAGCTTGATATAAATATATCTTAGGTGTTGTTAACCTCTCCACATAATATTGAGATGGTGTACCTGTAGTAAGTTTATTTGGTAATGCAGCATAAGCTGATCTATCTATTTTAGTTAATGAAACGTCTTGTGTAGATGAACTCTCTGCTGAAATAGAAGATGACGATATGTAAGCTTCTAAAACATCATTAACGTCTGAAGAAACTGAGTATTCTGCTTGACCAGAAACTAAAGCATTTTCATCTAATTCTACTTTCCATAAATGAATGCCTCTATTACCCCACTCAGCAAACAATAGATTTAAAGAAGTTCTTGCAGATTTTAAATCATAACCTGAGTTTGTTCTTATGTTACATCTTTGATACCCTTCTTGAATAATATCATCAATATTTAAATTAAATGCTGTTGTTCCTGAAGTTCCCATTATAAAATATCCTTATAGTAATCTGCCATGCCACCTTTACTTTTTTTAGCAATTTTCTCTAATGTAACTGCTTGTGCTGCATGTGCTTTAGATGCTTTTTTTAATTTGTTAGCAACTTTTTGAATACCACCTTTAGAGTTTAATTTTACTCTTTGTTTTCCCTTACCAAATTTCTTATCAAACATTGCTGTGGCTTTATCTTTTTGATTTTTAATATAATTAACTAATGCTCTTCTAGATTTTCTCATAATTCTAGTAGCATCTTTTCGTCCAGCTTTTCTAGATTTTCTTAAAACATACTGAGTCATATCAAATAATTCACTTGATTTAGCTCTTTGAATATCTAGTTTTTTTAATGCTGTAATTTCTTTTTTATCTATTCCAGTTCTTTTTTTTATTTCTGGATCATAAACTTTATTAATTTTCTCTATAATTTTTTTTCTAGCTTTTCTAAATGGTTGAGATCTTACAGCAGCCTTGATACCTGTTTTAAGTAAACCTCCAGCTAATTTTTTTTCAACTTTAAATACCATACCTACTGGTTTGATAGTTACAGATTTACCTTTTTTCATACCAGGTAATTTAGGTTGTATTCTAATAATTCTTTTACCTTCTTTTTGTTTCATATACCTATCAAACTTTTTATTTTTTCTTCTCATGTTTTGTATGATTCTATTTACAGGTTTATCTATTCTTTCAGCCATTACTTAAATCCTTTCAACATATCACCATAATAACTTTCATAGCTTTTGTTAGATATGTATTTACCGTCTATCTCTGATTTTATGTATGAACCAATATACGGCTCTGGTTGTATTTTTGTACCTGGAGCTTTAGATGTCGTTTCACTAAATTGTGCTCTGCCCATAGCAGCTTTCACAACTTTCTTCTCAACACCTTTTATTGTGCCTTTATTTTTAGAGGCATAGAATACAGCTTTACCTTCTTTTTCACCATATTGATCTTTCATAGATCTCATTATCTTTTTACCTTTTTTATTTAGTGGCATAATTCTCCTATTTGAGCCAATATTATAACATTTTTAGAGCTTAGTATACAGCCTTACCTAAAGAGCTTTAAAAATTCAATGTTTTCTCTCTCTTGAATATATTTTTCATCTAACCCAACGAATTCACAATTCCAAGAAATTATAATTTTATCTTCAGATGATTGTAAATGAGGTGCTCTGTGTATTAAAAATGAAGGAAAAAATAAAATGTCCCCTTCATTTGCATCTAAGCTAAAACGTTTGTTTAAATTATCAGGATATAAAAACTGAGTGTAACAACTCTTATGATCTGTTGGTAATTTTAGATAATAAACTCCAGTATAATTATCTCCATGAATATGCCAATTATGAACACTATTTTTAACATATTTTTGAAACCATATTTGTTTTATGGTTAATCTTTTATATCCCATTTTTTGAGCAAAAACATTCAATTGGCTATAAATTGGTTGTATAAGTTCTTTTACCCAATCCCTCTCTATGTCTTTTGCTATGTTCCAATCAAATTTTTCTATTGAATCATTGATATCGTTAGTATCATTGTGGTTAGTTTTATTAATTTTATCGATAAGAGATTTTTTTAATTTTTCATGATCAAAAAATTTTGTTTGAAAAAGAGGAAATTTTAATTTTAGTTCTTTAATCATAAGAGCTATTCAAGATCAGTGGCATTACCAATAATTGGTTTGTATTTTACTTTGCCATCCTCTCGATATGCTCTCAATAATTGTTTTCTAGGTTTTTCAGATACGTAGCTGCAATGGACCCATCCGCTGTTTGGTTCACCAGGAGTAAAAAACTCGAGTATCATTTGATCCCAATTAAGGTTTGCTTTGATCCAGTCAAAGACCTCAGCGTTGCTTGTGCCCAGACATTCGAAGTCGACCGCCTCAGCCTTGGTATGTTGCGAATTTAATGAACTACCTATCTTTACACACAGCTCAGGGCTACGAAAGCAGCTGGTCACCGTTACCCTGCCGAAGTGGTCACGAACTGGCTGTAGAATATTTTCACAGAGTAATTTTAATTTTTCTATTTGATCTGCGTTAGGATTATTATCTATGCCCAGCCTGATAGCTGTGTCTGATTTAATAAGCTCTGCCAAGCTGAAGTTCCGTGAAAGTTTCATTTTATAAAAGTTTTATATATTGTAACATGACTTTATATAGTTTTGTCAATATCATCTAAGTGCTGCTTTCGGGTACGATACCACATGAGTAAGTCAAGTACAACTGATTATCGTTTATAGAACCACCCATTTCTTCAGTAAAAGTAACGATTAATTCACCACCTGCTTTTACGCATTTATTCCATGTTTCAAATTGCTCTGTAAGTTGCATTGGTGCATCACAACCCCCTGCTACTTTAGAGCAGATATAAAAAATTAAAAAATATTTCATTATTTTAAATGTAATTTCTTGATGGATTTTTCACCCATATAAATTTCTGTTTCAGCTTCGCTGCGTATGCATTTGTAAGATATGTTTGGATTAAAATCTCGTTCTGCTACTCTACGCGCACGTAAACATTCTGCCATTGATTCTTGTATTCTGTGTTCTTTGATCTCTCCATCCCAAAACATCAACAGGGCTATCACAGTTTCTATCATTGTCCGTTACCGTTGTATTTCATCTCTCTGTTTGCATCTTTTAATTTTTCAATGTCTACTAATACTTTATCCATTTGCCCTCGTAAGAATTGTATATTGACTTTGTTTAACGCCATATTTTCTATATGCTTGTTTAACTTATCTGTAGTCTTATAAAGATCTTCGATCATCATGAACTGCTCAGAATCTGCGGGCAATGAACCCAGTTGTCCACGTGGCCATTTAATTCTAAACTCTGTATTTTCTCCAAGATCTTTTTCCATTATTTGTATCTTAGTGTCCGCAATATTAAGACGTTCTAAAATTTGAAAGTAACCCATGGTGCCAAGTGCTACGATAATTATTAAACTAGCAACCGTCTTCATCGGCATTTGTACTGCCGCTTCTTCTGATATATTTAAAGGTTTTTTACTCATTTGTTTTTGGTTTCGGTGGTGGTATTATAATATTTTCAGATTCAATATTCAATGAGCTACCCCCAGGTCTTAAGCACACAGCCAGAAGACACAGCAAAAATATTAAGATTGCTGTGAATTTATAGTTCATAGGAACCTCCTATTTCTTTTTTTTCATTTGATAAAACATTTTATCAGAGTCTTCTGTGACTAATCTAGTATCTTCCGCATCCCAGTAAGTAGTTTGAACTTTATAGTCTGGCCAAGAGCTATCAGTAGTATAACTATTAATGTGCCAGAGAAGACGATTATTAGGCTGAGCTGCATAATTACCGTTATCAAGCTCCAATATATGCGCACACTTATGTTCTTGAGGAATTTCAGAATGTTCAACATCCAATATATTAACGTCTGGATGCGCCCAATCAATCGTAAATAAATATTTACCATGATAGAATTTTTTGTTTAATCCTAAGTATTTTCCCTTTACGCCATCCAACCAATCAAAGCAAGTAATGCTAGGCCAGTAGCTGAAACAGTTCCACAATTCCAACTCGTTCGGCTGCATATCAGGCACTTTGGTTCTATCAAATGATTTTTGGAAAAACGCTGAGATAGGCAATCTCCAATAGCACGCACCGTTGGGTAACATGATGTTAAATAAGAGTGCACGGCCTGAAATACTCGTGAGAGCAAAGATAACACAATCTTCACTTTCTCCATGATGTTTTTTAAAGTCATAAAGATACTCCTTTCTTACTTTACAATATATAGGAGGTAGATTTGCGTTTAAATATGCCATTTAACATTTCCATCTTCTCCTAGCCTGTCTTAGTCTAGAGTTAGGGTTTTTTGCTGCTTTAGGAAACTTTTTCATTTGTCCTAAACTTCTAGCACAAAATGATTTACGTCTCTTTGCGTCTTTTGACCCAGGCTTTACTTTACCCGTAACTGCTGTTTTTAATTTTGAACCAGGATTTGCTCTTCTATAAGCAGCAACTCCTGCTTTTGTCATTCCAGCACCTGCTTTAGTAGGTCTAAAATTCTTTTTATTTCGAGCTGGCATAACATCGCCACCTCTTTTAAAAGTTTTTTTAAAAAAAAATCCTTGTTGATCTTCTCCTATTTTAATACCGAATTCTGATTCTACTTCTTGTGAGGGTGTACCTGGTACAAAATTATCTTTTAGTTTTAGTCTTCTAATTGTTATACTAGGTTTTAATTTACTTTTTTTACCTATTTGTTTGAGGTCATCACCTGTAAAACCAGTTTTAGGTATAAATTCTTTCATACCACTATCTATTTCAATTCTGGTTAATTTATTAGCCATGCCTCAAACCTTATTACAATAAAAAATTAAGCATCAAAATAAACAGTTACCGAATTGCAACTCACTTCTGAAAAACTTACAAAGGCACCATTTTTATAAAGGATTCCATCTTGTGGAATGTTAATAGTGCTTATATCTCCTTCAGTTGCAGTTGTTCTGACCGTTAATAATGAAGTTCCAGAAATACTTTGGTTTCTTACCTCAACACTGCCTATCGCTCCACCTGAACCCACGTTTGCTTGTCTTACTCTTGTTCTACCTGCGAAGATGCTTCCAAAAACATCAGCTGTCATTCCTAAAGAAACGTTAGCTGCAGGTTGTGCGCTCACTGTTGCAGAAGTTATTGTTAGAAAAGCACCTGTAGTTCCAGACGTAGTTGTTGCTGAACCTGGTAATGTTATTACTTCAGTAAGAGCATCTCCATTTTCATCTGTCCCAACAATAGTTATCGTTTTGCCACCATCACTTGAACCCGTTGTAGTAGCTGTAATTTTTCTGGCTGTGTTAGTGCCAAAAGAAGTTTTTGCTAAAGTAAACGTAGTCGTAGGTTGAGCAGCAGCGGCAACAAAAGTTCCAGATGAAGCATTCGTGTCTATAAAGGTTTTGGATTTTACGTCACCCATGTACATTTTTTTTTCTCCTATGTTTGTGGCTCCCGAAGGAGCCACTAGTTATTTATTATTGTGTATCAAAAGGTGTTGCAATTTGTCCAGCACTAACTAGCTGTCCTTCAACAGCGTATAAGTTAGCTGCAATTGCAGTAAATTTAATTCTTGAACCTTTTAAACCACCAGTCGTAGCACTACCAGCCTCACCATTTAAATTAACTTCATTGTTGGCTGCTGCTGGAATAAATTGTTTACCAGCTGTAGACGCATCAATACCAAGTGTAACAGCACCGACAAATTTGTCAGCTGTGTTAGCAGTCTTGATAGTTCCTGTGAAATTATCAATAAAAAGAATTTCAAAAGTAGTTCCAATTGTATTTGCGTTATTTGGATCACTTCCTGGTCCTGCAGAAGCAGAGTCAGCAGTTGAAATTATTGAAGGTATCGTGATTGCAGTTGGTGTTCCAGCAGGATCCATTGTTACTAGTCTTCCTGCATGGTCAGCAACAGTTAGATCCGTTGCTAAAGTGACAGCTTTCACTGCGCTTGGTCCTAAATTAATAAAACCATTTTTTGATCGGACTGGTCCGTCAAATGTAGTATTTGCCATAATATTCTCCTTTGTATAGCGTTAATTTTTGTAGTCTCTATACCGTCTGCCTAGTCAGTCTACAAAATAATTATTTCCTAGGTCTTTTTATTATACATAAAAAAAGGGGCGATGTGAACACCGCCCCTTTTAAGTAATACTAGTTGTATTATCTATTAACTAGTTGGTAAATTTCCGTTACC